ATTAAAAGATATATTTGATGAAACAATAGATGATATATTTACAGAGAAATATTTTATCAAAGGTTATGGAAATACTGTAGTAGATGTAGATATTGAACAATCAAAATACCATTTAATAATAGAACCAAATAATACGGGTTTAGATAAATATTTAATTCAAGAAATAGTAAAAGAATATGCTAAAAAAAAAATAATTAATATTTCATATAATAAATTTCCATTTAGGGTTGTCTTAATAAATAATATTGATAATTTACATTATTATGCACAAACATCTCTTCGATGTACTATGGAAAAATATCATAAGACATGTAGATTTATTTTGTGTGGTAGTCAAATTTCTAAAATTATTGAACCAATTAAATCAAGATGTTTAGATGTAAGAATATCTGCACCAATAAAAGATGATATGTTAAATTTGATATATCATATATTGTTAAATGAAAAAAAATTATTAAGTAGGAAAAAAATAGATGAAATAATTGATAGTGGTGAATTAAATATTAAACGAACAATATGGATATTAGAAATGTCATTATTTGGCATTAAAGACTATGAATTATCATGGAGACAATCATTAGATAAAATAATAGAAATGATGATTGGATTCAAAGATCCCAAAACAACAATTCTAAATGATAAAATAATACCAAATACTCGTACAATTTTATATAAAATATTTACAACTAATATTCCTGGTATTGAAATCTTACATGAAATTATTAAAAAAACTATTGCATCTAATCAATTTGATACTGAAGTATTATATCAAATTATTCAAACTAGTTCAGAGAATGAAACCAGATTAAACAAAGGTAAAAGAAGTATTATTCATTTGGACTCTTTTATGTGTAAAGTATATGAACTTATTTATAATTATTATCATAAATCTGTCAAATATGATAAATCTGTCAAATCTGATAAAATATTGTCAATATAAATACAATAATAAAAATTGATAAATTAATTTATTATAAAATATTATAATAAATTAACTTTTATAAAAATGTGTCAACTAACTAATTGTAAATATGCTGAAATCATAGATGGGTTACCTAGTGATAAAAAAATGTATATTCATTGTGATGATAAATCAATTCCTTTTTGGATAGACTATTATGACAAATATTTTATTGCACAAAAAAAGAAAACTTTAAAACGCCGTAAAGTATTTAAATCTAGTCATGTTTTGAAATTAAATAGAAAAACATGTAAAGTCAAAATTTTTGATCCATCTAAACAATACGTTTATTAAACTATTAATTTATACTCGAATCATAACATCAAATCATAACATCAAATCATAACATCAAATCATAACTTTTTTTATTAAATAATAATATTATTTAATAAAAAAATTGAAAAAAATCTTAGTGAATAAATGCTTACATTTTAGTACATATATACTTAAAAATGACCGAACATATGACATCTACCAATAATACAACATCTTTTAGTTTCCGTTGCCCTGTGCATCAATCACCTGGAGCAATCGCTCATAGTTTCAACTATGAGCCATATATTTCATTAAAAATAGATGGTATCTTCCAAGAAGTATCATCAAATGATTATCACAAGTTTTATCCTATGTTTCCAATAACTTGGACAAAAATTGAAGGTGAGTGTTATCAAGTACATAACAAACCACCAATACTATATGTATTTTATATAGAATCATCCGAAAAAAGTTTTTCAAATCTAGCAGAGATGTATAAGGATATTGAAACATATTTCTTAGAAAATACTAAAACAGATACAGATTCTGATGAAATAGCTGATTTAGATGAGAAATCTTCAATAAATGAAGATATGATTCACAATATTTGGGAATCATTCAAATGGAGAGATTCAAATACTGTGTCACCCAAGGGTTTGATTTGGTTTCCAAAGAAATATTGGAAATTGGATATCTCTAATTGGAATATTTATATCGATCAACTTGATGATTTATTCAATTTTGTAAATACTAATGATATGAGATCAATCGTTTCTCATGATGGGTTGGTTATTTCTCCAAATATACCCACTCAAAAGAAAAGTTTAGTTAAGCTTAAGCCTAAAGAAGATTTGACTATTGATCTTTTTTTCAATGGACGCAAATTCTTTAGTAAAGAACGCACAGATTATTCAGCTATTATTGATAATTATAGAGCATCAGATTATGATTACGGCTCTGTATATCGATTAGTTCCTAATACAAATAATAAATTTATACCAGCCTACAAAAGAGAATCAAGTAAAAAACCGAATCCAGATAACATTATTAGTGATATCATATTCAAATTAAATAACTATTTTGAAATTTCTCAATTAAAAGATCTATATGTAACACCTTGGTATGGGGAATTAATCCACTCTGGTCTAGATCAGATGAGACCAGTTTTTGAATATACTCAACAAATTTATAATTCAGTATTGTCGCAGATGAATCGTGGAACAGTTTTAGATATTGGATGTGGTTCAATGGGTCAATATCATAAACATTTTATTTCTAGAGTAACTACTCAATATGTTGGATTAGATTTAGATTTAGCAAAATTACATGAATCTCAAGTAAAAGTTAAATATGATTCGAGATTTAAATTTGTATTAGGAGACATAGCTTATAGATGGAATAAATTTAATGAAAGATTTAATCATAATATTTGGAATACCTACTATTATAATATGGTTAAACTTAATCAAAAATTTGATAATATTATTAGTGTCTTCTCTTCACAATATGCTAATATTAACACTGAAACTTGGTCTAACTATATTGGTGAAATTAATTTTAGATCTAAACCTGGAACTAGACTGTTTATTATGTGGATTGATAGTTCAAAAATAGTCAATACTGAATCAAAATTTTATTCATCTGATCTCGAATCAAATATTCTGAATATTAATCTTCCACATAGACCAGCACATTCAGAACCAAAATTAGGATCAATAATTGATTACTTCGTAGGATCAGAATCACATCCATTAAATCAAAAACAAAAATGGGTAATTGATCGAACAATAAATATAGATATTCCACCAATTAATGATGAATTAGAAATTTCCGATTATATGAATTTAATAAATTGGACAGTTTTTGTTAAGTTATAATAGTATTTAGTTTATTTTAGTTTATTTTAGTGTATTTTTGTTTGTTTTTGTTTGTTTTAGTTTGTTTAATTTTGCTTTATTTTAATTTGAGTAATTTATATTTAATATAAAAATTTAGATCAAATATTGACTATTTTAATTAAAAATATATAGATCATTTTTTTTTGTAAATATACTAATATATATATTAAATGAATACAGAATCATCATCTATTGCAGATACATTAAATTATGCTCTGTTTGTTAAAACTTTAACTGGAGGTGTCGACACAACAACAAGTTCGCAAGTTCCAGTACAAGTTCCAGTGCAAGTTCCAGTACAAGTTCCAGTACAAGTTCAACCAGGAAGTAGTTTAACATCATCTGCATTAAACCCAGCTGCTTCACAAAGTTACTCATCAACAAGTTCAGTAAATCCAGTATCAACAGAATCAGTTAGTGGAAGTACAATATCTAATAAAGGTGCAAGTAATAAAGGTTTAAGTAATAAAATATTAAAATATGCATTTTATGCATTACTTATTTTCCTAGCTTATTCATATTTTACTAGTATTTCCTTTAAAAAAACACGTATTTCACGTAGTATTAGTAAACTATCTGCTAACTTATCTAATAGATCTGTTTCAGAAAAAACCAAAGTAAATGTACAACGAGTAAAAAAAGCAAAAAGAGCAAATGCACAAAGAGCAAAAATAGCTAATTCTAAAGATTCAAAATCAATAGAATCAGCTGAATATCAACAAATTATCAATAAATACTTAAAAAATTATCAATAAATACTTAAAAATCATCAATAAATACTTCAAAAATCATCAATAAATACTTCAAAAATCATCAATAAATACTTCAAAAATCATCAATAAATACTTCAAAAATCATCAATAAATACTTCAAAAATCATCAATAGATACTTCAAATTTTTATAAAAATACTATAAAAATTTGAAAAAATATTAGAGTATAATGTTTAATTCAGAAAACAGTATTAAAATAAAATGATGCGATCTAATATGAAAAAATATAAATCCACAGGTACTTGCCTTAGTGCAGTACCCGTTAACTCTTCTGCCCGTAATGGGATTAGAGTACAAAAAAATCATGATGATGATGTTGATGCTTCTGTAATCTCATCTAGTGTTAGTGTTGTTACATCTAATGGTGAACACACTCCGTTTATTACACAAAATCTTAACAAAGTACGACAGACCAAGTCTGGTAAGCTTTCACTTGATTTTTGTGTTGGTAATCGTTTAGCTGCTATTCAGCGCTATGAATCAAAACTATCTTCTGTTTCAGGATGTGGTCTTTATTTCAATGATAATCCTGACTCTACAAAGAATAATGTTACCATTATTGCAAATGATATTGAACATATGATTAATGGTATTAATACAATTGCAAACATCAATAATCGTTTGAAAACACATGGTCTTATAATGGAGACAATCGAAATTCCTCTTCCGAAGATTAAAAATATCCTTCCTGTGATCGAACTTATGGAATCAGTTACTACATTTGAGACTCCTCTAGTAAGTGCTAGTATTGGTCGTAATTTGATTGTTATTACTGGACCAAGTTCACAGATTGCTAACGTAGTTGCAAATCTAACTACTCGTTTAGAACTTTTGGTTCCTAGGGTAACAGAAAAGACAATAGAAAAGACAATAGAAAAGACAATAGAAAAGACAACTACAACTGATTCAAAAATTGATGATTTTACTCGTTCCTACATACGTCGTATGAACGAAGATATCGATGTTTCAGTATCATCTAATTTGCAATTTGATGTTATATCTTCGGATGTAATTGAAGATGAAGTTAGCAATGAAATAGGCAATGAAATTGAATCAGAACTTCCTATCTGGTTATCCAATCGTTCAGTCAAGCCACCAAGTAAGGCAGATACTGCTCGCGTCAAGGCATCTGGTGGAAGATCAGGGGGAACATCTACAAAAAGTTCCAAAATATCTGAATATGAGGCGGAAACAGATCAGAATTATTGTGTAATACTCAAGGTAGATGGGGGAAATAAGGTTATGGTTAAAGTCATTTCTAAAGCAGATGAACTGTTTAATACAGAATATAAGGCTCGAATATCTGGTTCAATGTCACGTCGTGGTAACAAAGCAGGCAAGGGTAAGAATTTGAAAGCTAATAACCGCATAGCTCCAGGACAAGTAGTACTTGCATCCAAGCGTGATTTTGATAATAAGTGGCTAGATATTATAAAGAAAGTACCTGATGATATTGTACAAATCCTTATTCATAATAATCTAATTCCAAAATCATACTATGAAAACCCATTTGGTGTTGGTAATGGTACTATTTCTGCTTATGGTGATGGTGATGATGACAATGATAATTGTGGATTTTACTTTTCCAATAGTACCAATTATTCAGAAGGTTTATCTGGTAGTGTATCAACTGGTCTATCCGGTGGAAAATCAGTTGATTTTGATATTGATTTTAACACTATTTGATATTGATTTTAAACACTATTTAATTAGAACTTAATAGAATTCTTGATAAGTTTAAATATATTTATATATTTAAACTTATGATAAAAAAATAATAACAAATCATCATAATTGATAATTATTTTATATTTTATTCTGATTTAGTAGACGCTATTTTAGATTTAGCAGTAACTTTATTAGATTTAGCACTAACTTTATTAGATTTAGCACTAACTTTTGCCTTTGAAACTGTATTTATTTCTGATTTTGATATTGTTGATTTAGAAACAGCTCCTGTTTTTTGTGATTTGGTTTTTTTATCTAAATTAGAATGTGTTCTTGTCCAGATTTTATAGGCTTCTGTAAATTCATCTAATTCAGAAGACCATTTATCAATTTCTGTTGTAAGTTTAACATTTTTAAGTTCTTCTAGTTTTGCTTCATATTTAGAATTAAGTTCATCAATCTTTTCCTCGGTCAAATTAAACAAGGGGATATCAGTAATATAGTCATATGATTCAACAGAATCAGACCCAGTTGCTAATTTAGGATATTCTAATTCAATAACTCTATCAATAATGATTGATTTTTTTTGTTTATAAATTATGATAGTATGGTCAAGAACTTGTTCAATAAATTTTTTCTTATAATTTAAAATATTAAGTTCTTTTTCTAATTTCATAATAAGATATTGTTTTCTTTTGGCATACATCATAAGTCTTACTTCATAAAATTTAGTAAGAATATCAAATATAGTATCATATTTTGATATCTTACCTTCTTCATCATATAAATGCATATTTGATAATTTTAGAGGAGTACTTAATTTTAATTTAGAATAGATTTGTCCATTCTTTTCTAATTTCTCAAGAAGATCTTCATCAATCTTTAAGGTGAAATCAATTGATTCATCTGTATATGCTTTTTTATAAGATTGAATTAATGGTTGAGCTGATTTATTCTTTTCACATTTTTTTTCAATAAATTCATTATATGGAGTAGTCCAAGTACCTACGGGTAGTTCAGTAATTTTAATAGTATCATCTGATATTTTTTGATAAAGACCCTTGACGATATATTCATTTGGTCCAACATATTCGACGGTTCCTGTAAAGTTTCTGAAATATGGATTCAATTGTTTTAAACTAGTTTGTTTGGATTTGCCCATTAAGATCTTTAAATTTTCTACAATATCCAATGGATTAAATTGTGTAATCTTTGTACTAAATCCCGTACCAATTCCTTCTGTGCCATTTACTAATATCATTGGAATAATTGGACAAAACCATTCCGGTTCAACTAATATACCATCATCATCTAAGTAATTTAAGATTGGATCATCTTCTGGTCGAAAGATTAAACGAGTTAATTCAGCTAAATAAGTAAAGGTATAACGGGGAGATGCTGCGTCTTTTCCTCCTAATAACCTGGTGCCAAATTGACCTGAAGGATATAACAAATTAATATTATTAGATCCTATAAAATTTTGAGCCATACCAACGATAGCACCATTTAAACTTGCTTCGCCATGATGATAACATGTTTTATCTGATACAAAACCAGATAATTGGGCTACTTTAATTTCATCTTTTGCTGAATTAAGTTTTCTTAACATAGCACCATATAAGATTTTTCTAGTAGATGGTTTTAAACCGTCAACTAAAGATGGGATAGAACGATTAATATCATCATTGGAAAAATGAATTAGTTCTTTATGGATAAAATCAGGAATTGGTACATTCTTTTGATCATTAGAAAGAATACGATCCTTATTATAATTTCTTAACCATGCTTTACGACAATTTGAACGTTTCTTTTCGAATCCTAATGTGATAGCTTCAGTACAATGATCATAATATTTTGAACCAACTCCAAAGATTTTTAGTGGATTTTTTTCAACTTTCTTATATAAGATATCTCTTGCAGTTTCAATTGGAGAACTATCAGAAACAGTTTGATCGGATTTTCCTTTTTTCTTACCTTTTGATTTAGAAATAGTACAAATATCAGTAATATCTGCATTATCTTCATTATCTGCATTATCTGCATTATCTGCATTATCTTCATTATCTGCATTATCTGCATTATCTGCATTATCTTCATTATCTGCATTATCTGCATTATCTGCATTATCTTCATTATCTGCATTATCTTCATTATCTTCAATATTATCTTGTAAATTATTATTTATAATCAAACCATCGTCAAATTGTTCATTAGGTTCTAAATAATCTCCTGATTTCCAAGTATAGTATATTAATTTATTTTGGATATTTTCAAAATACTCTTTGGCTTCTTCTTTTGTTGAAGTACCCAACCCTTTATAATACTTAATTGTATATGATTTACTGTCTGGCTGTTCTTTCCATTTGGCATAATCTGATAAATTATAAAAAACTTTAACATCAGAATTCTTTCCTGAACGTTTTATAGCCTTCACAATTGGAGTTGCTAAAGCAGAAATGAAATTATGATGCTGTAATAGAGATGGCCAAAAATAATGGAAAAAATTCATTAGAAGACCTTTGATATGAAAACCATCATAATCTTGATCACACATTAGAATAATACCACCATATCGTAAATCATTAATATCAGTGTAGTCCTTATTATGTTGAAGACCTAAAATTTTCTTAATATTAATAATTTCCTCATTTTCCAAAAGTTGTTTTGGTGCAGCATCTCTAACATTCAATAACTTTCCCTTGAGTGGGAATACACCATATAACTCAGATCCAACAACTGATCTGCCTGCCATTGCAAGTGCTTTAGCTGAATCTCCCTCAGTTAAAATCAACTTGCATTGGTTTGATTTTTTACTTCCTGCAAATTCTGCATCTTCTAGCTTAGGAATACCTTTAACTGATGTTGTTTTCTTACCATCAGTTTTCTTTAAAAATGATTCTTCCTTTAATTGTGCCATACGAATAATTTGATCAACTATACCAGTAGAAGCTAATTGTTTAATTAGTTTATCTGATGGTTCATATGTAGATCCAAATTCAGAAATCTTAGTTTTAAGAGTTTCTTTTGTTTGAGAAGTAAATGCTGGATTTTCAATAACTGAATCTAAAAAGATAACTAAATTTTCTTTAATAGTT